CCGTCATGACGATCAGCCCTCCGATCATCACCAACCAAGTCGCCAACGACGCCTCGGCTGAGTACCAGAACTGCGTGATCAACACCAAGGCGTCCAACAGCGCCATCGTGTTCATGAACACCGTTGCTGGCTACGCCAACCCGTTCTGGCAAAAGGACGCTCTTGAGTTGCTGCCTGGACGCTACGCCGTGCCTGCAGACGCTGGCACCGCAGTGATGCGCGCAAGCACCGACCAAGGCATCGAGTTGGTCCTGCAGAAGTGGTACGACATCAACACCATGAAGATCAAGTACCGTCTCGACACGCTGTTCGGCGTCGTGAACAAGCAACCCCAGATGTCCGGCATCATCTTGTTCAGCCAGACCTAACCGTCTGAAGTGGCGGGAGGCTCCGGCCTCCCTCTTCGCAAATCAATTTAGGAGTTATTCATTATGTCTTCCTTCATCGTCGCTCCCCTCGGTAACGTCACCGTTACCATTCCCGCTGCTGGCAGCATCGCTGTGTACACAAAGGGCGCGTCCCAAGTGTCGCAGGTTGTCGGCTACCCCAACCATCCTGATGCATTGAGCTTGCTGGGTGTGGTCACCGCTGGCCAAACGGTCTTCGGCCCATACGCTTCCGGCGCAACCATCCGCATCGACGGTGGTGCGTTCGCGACTGCTTATGAAGTTGGTGCCGCTCCGCTGGTGGAAGATGTGTTGGCTTGGCAGATCCAAGGCACACCCGTTGCCTTGGACGCAACTGGCCCTCTTACCGCTGCTGCAATGCTGGGTGGCATCGTCACTTCGACGACCGCTGCTGCTGTTGCTGGCACGGTTCCGACCGGCACGGTGATGGACGCCGCAAGCAACTTGCAAATTGGCGACTCGTTCGACTTTTCTGTGATTGCCACTGGCGCCAACGCCTTCACCGTCACCGCTGCAACCGGCCACACTCTGGTCGGCACTGCAGTTGTTGCAACCGCGACTTCCGGCCACTTCCGCACTCGCAAGACTGCTGCTGCGACCTACGTCACGTACCGCGTGGGCTAAAAGCCCTTTGCCTGCTGGGTGGTGCCACAAGCGTCACCCAGCTCCAACAAGGAGAACATGGTTATGAACGAAGAATTCGCAGTCCTGGTCTACAAAGACAAAGGACCACACCAACGTGCTGGCGGCACTTATGATTATACGCTCGTCGGAAGCCCAGAAGAGCTGGCTGTGGCATTGGCCGCAGGTTGGTTCGCGACGCTGCCTGAAGCAATTGCTCCTAAGGACGTTGCCGTGGCCAACCCTGTGGTGTCTAACACTCCTGAAGCAGACGATACGGCTCCTCCGACCCGCGACGAGCTGAAAGCCAAGGCCGCAGAGCTTGGAATCACGTTTCCAGCCAACGCCTCCGACAAGAAGCTGGCCGACCTGATCAAAGCCACCTTGGAGGCCTAAACCATGTCTTGGACAAAGCGTCAGTTCATCACACAAGCCTTCGAAGAGATCGGACTGGCAGCTTATGTCTTCGACTTGACCCCAGAGCAACTGGACAGCGCCTGTCGCCGGATGGACGCCATGGTGGCCGGATGGAACGCCAACGGCGTGCGCATTGCGTACCCTTCGGCAACGTCTCCAGACAGCACCAACGTCGATGACGACACCAACGTGCCAGACTTCGCCAACGAGGCAATCTATCTCGGACTGGCGTGCCGTCTTGGGCCAAGCTTCGGCAAGGTTGTGTCGCCTGAAACGAAGATGTTCGCAGACATGGCGTACTCCAACATGGCCAATCAAGTTGCAATCCCGACCATGGAGCGTCAGATGCCGCAAGAGATGCCGCGTGGCCAAGGCACCAAGCCATGGCGCAACTTCAACAACCCGTTTGTCAACGCACCCAAGGCTGGCGTCAACGCTGGCTCCGACGGCGAAATCACCCTCGAATAGGACACAATTATGCCAACAATCAATCAACTCAACGCCGCCGATCAAGTCTCTGGCAGCGACTTGCTGGCCTTGTATTCGCAAGCGAACGGTGACGCTCGGAAAATCTCGCTGACCAATTTGCTCAGCTTCATGGCCACACAGCAATTGGCCACAGCTGACAACAAGATCACGCAGTACGCAGCTCCATTGGCCGCGTCGACGACGCTGTTGACGGACACTCAAAATAGTGTGTGGTTGGTGTTGACGCCTGCCGGTACGCTGGCGACCGCGACACTGAAGCTCCCTTTGCTGGCCAATGTGCTGGACAAGACCGAGATTCTCGTCAACTCCACGCAAGCCATCACCACGCTGACCTTGGACGCCAATGGCGCTTCGATCGTCGGTGGCCCAACCACCCTTGCAGCCAACGGGTTCTTCCGCTTGCGATTCGACGCGGTGCTGAAGACTTGGTACCGCGTAGGCTAACCCATCAACCACAGGAGAACATTATGTCAGCTGATTCACCCTTCGCGCCTGCGCGCAACCAGAACCAAAAAGTCACAGCCACCACCACCAGTCAGCTCATCACGATCGGCAAGGGCAACCGCTCCATCCGAATCGTGAACCAAGGAGCAGTGCTGGGCTACTTTGTCACCTACGACTCGTCCTTGGAGACGCGAGTCTGCACCAACGCCGACACCCCGATTGCCGTGGCCGGTGCAGCAGGCTCGGTGCTGGTGATTGAGAAGCCGATCGACCATGATCGTTTGGCCTACTTGTCGGACTCGACCACGACTGTGTTGCACTTCCAACCAGGCGAAGGCGGCTCCTAAATGCAAATCCCCATCCTCAATGGCATCTACACGGATGGGGTGTCCGACTTCCGGACTTCTTACCCGCGCAACATGATGCCTGTCCCCAAACAGCAAGGTGTGTCCGAAGGCTATTTGCGCCCAGCAGACGGAGTCTCGCAACTTGGCACAGGCCCAGGAGTCGGACGTGGCGGCATCAACTGGAATGGCATTTGCTACCGCGTGATGGGCACCAAGCTTGTTTCTGTAGACTCCAGCGGAACGGTCACCACTTTGGCTGACGTTGGAGGTTCAGGCCAAGTGACGATGGATTATTCGTTTGATGTTCTTGCGATAGCTTCCAGCGGGAATCTGTTTTATTGGAACGGAGCGATGCTCACCCAAGTGACGGACGCAGACTTGAAAAACGTCGTTGACTTTTTGTGGGTTGACGGCTACTTCATGACCACGGACGGGACGAGTTTGGTTGTGACAGAGCTCAACGACCCAGCTGCCGTCAACCCGTTGAAGTACGGAAGTTCAGAAGCAGACCCAGACCCAATAAAGGGTTTGATAAAGTTGCGCAACGAAGTTTACGCTCTCAACAGGTACACCATAGAGGTGTTTCAAAACGTCGGTGGCAGCCTTTTCCCTTTCCAACGCATCGAAGGCGCTCAGATGCAACGCGGAGTTGTCGGAACTTATGCAGCTGCGATGTTCCTTGAAAACATCGCTTTTGTCGGAGGAGGTCGCAACGAGGCTCCAGCAGTTTGGATTGGTTCCAACAGTTCGACAACCAAAATATCGACACGAGAGGTTGATCAAATTCTTGGCAGCTACACAGAGTCTGTTTTGTCTTCTGTCATCGTTGAAGTTCGAGTGAGCAATGGCCATCAGCTTTTGTACATCCACTTGCCAGACCAAACTCTTGTGTATGACGGAGCAGCATCGCAAGTTGTCAGCGAGCCTGTTTGGTTCACGCTGGACTCCGGACTGACAGAAGGGTCTGTTTACCGCGCACGCAACTTTGTGTGGTGCTACAACAAGTGGATGTGCGAAGACCCTTCGTCCAACGCGCACGGAATTCTTGTCAACGACATCTCGTCTCACTACGGAACCGTTGTCGGGTGGGAGTTTGGCACGCTGATTGTTTACAACGAAGGCCGTGGCGCTTTGTTTCACGAATTGGAGCTTGTTTGTCTTACAGGAAGAGCCGCATTCGGGTCTGAACCGACTGTTTGGACAAGCTACACGTTGGACGGCGAAACCTGGAGCCAAGAGCGCCCTCGCTCTGCTGGCAAGTTTGGAGAGCGGTTGAAGCGCCTGACTTGGCTGCAACAAGGACACATGCGCCATTGGAGGGCTCAAAAATTCCGTGGCACAAGTGACTGCCACATCTCTGTGGCAAGGCTCGAAGCGAAGATCGAAGGTCTGAATGTCTGACGCACCACGCAATGTAACGCGCAACCAGCTGGCTGAATTCCTTCCAAACCAGCGGTTGGTGCGCGCAATGGAGCAGCTGCTCAAACAAGTGAACGAGTTGTTGCCTGCCGACATCGTCACGATCAACCGCATGATCCAAGAAACCTACGTCGAAGCAGCACTCGGCACATCCAAGGCTCAGTCGGCGCTGGATTTGTTTGGCCCATTGCGCACGGACGCTTTTGTCAACGCAGGCGCAGCAGACGCAAAAGCCACAGCAGCTTTGGACGCTCTCAACAGCATTGCGCGCAGCTTGGATTTGTTGGCAAAGTCTCCTGTGTCCAAAGCAGACAATTCTGTTTCAGCCGATTACGTTGACTTCGGGCTGAACCCCAAATACAGCACGAAACCTGGACGCGTGCATTGGGGCTCAACAGGCACGCTAGAAATCGAGATGGGCAATGGCAACATCACCCAGCAAGTCGGAGAAGAATTCTTTTTGTATGGAAAGGCTTCCTCTGCCATAACCAAAGGTCAGTTGGTCGTTGTGACCGGAACGGTTGGCGCTTCTGTTGCTGTGACCTTTGCGCCAACGTCTGCGGGTCTGCTCGACCCAAATGCAATTCTTGGAGTCGCAACTGAAAACATTGCGCTGAACGGATTTGGACGTGTGACCACGATTGGTGTCGTTCAAGGTATAAACACTTCAGGGTCTTCTGTCGGAG